TAAAAGAAAGAAATGTAAGAGTTGAACTTCCAAACGTTGGAAGAGTAGGTGCAGCAGCAGACGTGGCCTATGATAGTGCAACAGGTACTTTTCCTAGAATTGTAAAAACATTAGAATCAATGGAAGCGCCTGATGAGATAAAAAATTTATTTGTAAACACAAATTTAAGAAAAGAATTTGAAAATAACACAGACAATGTGTGTTCTATTTTTGGAAGATCTAATCGTGCTGAAGGAGGAAGGGGTTGTGTGGCTCAATTCGACGAAGCAGTACAGAAAAATCCAGAAGGCTTTTTTCAAAAAGTCTTAAACTTTGCAAAATCACCAGGTGTAAAAAGATTTACATTGGCTGGTGCCGCTGGTGCAGGTGTACAAGCAATCGTAAAAGAATTTAGAAATGATGATCCAACAAGTTATTTATCAAACGAAGATCAACAAAAAAATATGTTGGTTTCAATGGCAACAGACCCTATCGCACCTGATTTTGAAAGACCAGATATTTTAGACTATCAACTACCAGCAATAGGTGCTACAGCTTTAGGTGCTACAGCTATAAGTGCACCATCAACAATAAAAGCTAGTAGATCAAGAGGACTAGGTGTTGAACAAAAAGGTATGATGAGAACTGCAGGAAGGGTTTTAGGAAGAGGACTTGGAGTTGCAGCATCACCTGGATTATTAGCCCCATTTGCTGCAGGAGATATTGCAAGTCAAATAGCAGAAGGGGATTCTGCTGCAGATATTGTAACAGATCCATTGAATTATTTGTATCCTGCATTTGCAGACCAAACACCAAAACTAACTAGAGGACTACCATCAGCAGTTAGAGGCATTGCTTCATTAGGCATGAGCCCCGGTGCCTTAAGAGTATTATCACGAGCTGGTATACTTGGATTCGGTGCTTCTCTAGGTTTACAAGGAATGAAGCTATTACAAGATGACTAAAAAACTAACAACTACGATACCACCACTTAGAGGACCTAATCCACAGGGGTTGAATGTTCCTACAAAAAAGATTATAGTAGTATCGAACTCGGAGAAAAATAATGTCAACAATAGACAAGTCTCTACCAAACGTAGAGCAGGAAATAAAATTACCTAGTGAAGAAGAGATAGCAGAAGCGTCTCAAGATAATATTGAAGAACAAGTTGGACCAGAAGATGTCCAGGTTGAACAAGATGAAGACGGCGGTGCTACAATTACTTTTGATCCTGAAGCTGTAAACCAGCCAGGAACTAACGAACACTTTGACAATTTAGCAGACCTATTACCTGAAGATGTTTTAGGTAGATTAGGTTCTGAACTTTTTGAAAACTACACACAATACAAAGCATCCAGAAAAGACTGGGAAGATGCATATACAAAAGGTTTAGATTTATTAGGATTTAAATACGAGACAAGATCTCAACCCTTCTCAAATGCAAGTGGTGCAACACACCCTGTATTAGCAGAAGCAGTAACACAGTTTCAAGCACAAGCTTACAAAGAATTACTTCCAGCGACTGGTCCAGTACATACTCAGATTATGGGTATACCTTCTAGACAAAAAGAAGAGCAGTCAACGAGAGTAAAAAATTTCATGAACTATCAACTCATGAACGTGATGAAAGAGTATGAACCCGAGTTCGATCAGTTACTTTTTTATCTCCCTCTTAGCGGCTCTGCTTTCAAGAAAATTTATTACGATGAAGTTCTTGACAGAGCCGTGTCTAAATTTGTTCCTGCAGATGATCTGATAGTTCCATACACTGCAACATCTTTAGAAGATGCAGATTCAATCGTGCATGTTTTAAAAATGTCAGAAAATGAATTAAGAAAAAAACAAGTATCTGGTTTTTATAGAGACATAGAAATTACACCAGGCTATGCACAAGAAACAGAAGTAGAGAAAAAAGAAAGAGAACTTGAAGGAGTCAAGAAAACTAGAGATGAACAAATGTTCACTATTCTAGAAGTACATACAAATCTTGACCTAGAAGGTTTCGAAGATAAAGACATGGAGCAAAACCCGACAGGAATTAAACTTCCTTACATTGTAACAATAGACACATCGTCAAGAGAAGTTCTGTCAATTAGAAGAAACTATAAAGCAGAAGATCCACTAAAAAATAAAATAGAATATTTTGCACATTTTAAATTTTTACCTGGACTAGGTTTTTATGGTTTTGGCTTAATCCACATGATCGGTGGATTATCACGAACTGCAACGAATGCACTTAGACAATTATTAGATGCCGGTACGTTTTCAAATATGCCTGCTGGATTTAAACAAAGAGGTATTCGTGTTAGAGATGAAGCGCAATCGATTCAACCTGGAGAGTTTAGAGATGTAGATGCACCTGGAGGAAATATCAGAGACGCATTTATGCCTTTACCTTTTAAAGAACCATCAGCAACATTATTACAATTAATGGGAGTAGTGGTTCAAGCAGGACAACGATTTGCCGCCATTGCTGACATGCAGGTCGGTGACGGCAACCAACAGGCCGCTGTTGGAACGACCATTGCTCTTTTAGAACGTGGTTCCAGAGTCATGTCAGCCATACATAAAAGATTGTATGTGGCACTTAAAAAAGAATTTGTTTTACTAGCTGACGTATTTAAAACATATCTACCACCAGAATATCCTTATGACGTTGTAGGTGGACAAAGAAATATTAAAGTTGCAGACTTTGATGACAAGGTAGATATTTTACCTGTTGCAGATCCAAACATATTCTCACAATCACAAAGAATAAGTTTAGCTCAAACAGAATTACAACTTGCGATGTCAAATCCACAAATGCACAACTTGTATGAAGCATACAAGGATATGTATTCTGCAATTGGTGTAAAAGATGTAAATAGAATCTTACCACCACCTCAACAACCAATGCCAATGGATCCAGCATCTGAAAATATTTTAGCGATGAGTGGTAAACCTTTCCAAGCATTTAAAGGTCAAGACCACAGAGCACATATTACCTCGCATTTAAATTTTATGGCAACTAATATGGCAAAAAATAATCCTGTGATCATGGGTGCATTACAAAAAAATATTTTTGAACACATTTCTTTGATGGCACAAGAGCAATTAGAAGTAGAATTCAGAGAAGAGATACAACAATTGATGCAAATGCAACAAATGGCACAACAAAATCCTCAAATGGCACAGAGTCCTGAAATTCAACAACAGATTATGCAGATGAGTATGGCTATTGAAGCAAGAAAAGCTAAACTAATTGCAGATATGACACAAGAATTTAAGGAAGAAGAGAATAAAATCATGGGTGATTTTGGAAATGACCCAATTGCTAAGCTAAAAGCAAGAGAATTAGACCTTAGAGCCATGGATAACCAACAAAAACACGACCAAGCTGATCAAAGATTGAATTTAGACAAGTCTAGAGCGATGATGAACCAGTCAATGCATGATGAAAAGCTTGAACAAAACGAAGAATTAGCTAAATTAAGAGCTGATACGTCTATTGAAAAGACAATTTTAAGTAAAACAATTCCATCAGCACCGAAAATGGGTGAAATGCCTGGAAATGTTGCTATAATCAGAAATAGAGGAGAATAAATATGAAAAAAAATAAAAAAAACAGTCACGCAGGTATGACTCATGTAGATCATGACATGTTCTTGAATAAAGACGGTTTACGAAATGGTGGAGTTGAAGTTGAGGTGTCAAATCCTACTGAAACTCAGTCAGTTCAAGTAAAAGGTCAAAGAGCAATGCTTGCAGAAAAGAAAAGCAAAGCAGATTGGTACTAATATGTGGTTATCGGCAATCAAATTAGCCGTTTCTGCTGGAAGTAAAATTTATGCCAATAAGCAGAGAACGAAGATGGCAATGTCTGAAGCACAGCTTATGCATGCTTCTAAGATGGCAGCCGGGGAAGAAGCTTACCAAGGTAAATTATTAGAAGCAAGACAATCGGACTGGAAAGACGAGGCCGTACTCGTAATTCTCAGTTTGCCCGTGTTGGTGCTCGCTTGGGCAGTGATATCAGATGACCCAACAGCGATGGACAAAGTAAAATTGTTCTTCGATATGTTCTCTCAGCTCCCGTCATGGTTCACAAATTTGTGGATCCTTGTAGTGGCGTCCATATATGGTATAAAGGGTACACAAATTTTTAGAAACGGAGGTAAAAAATAATGAGCAAAAAATCTAGAAAACGAAATAAAAAAATTCTTGGTGCACTTGCTGCTTTAGGTGCAGGCCTAGCTTTAGCCAATAGAGGTAAAGGCATGGAAGAATCTAATATTAGTGTAGACAGTGGGAGAGATGGAACTAGCTCTAGCGCTGTAGCAAGACAAATGGCTAACATGGAAGAATCAACACCTGTATATCAAGATGATATTATGAGAGGTGGATCTGGAGTTAAAAACATGAGAAAAATTCCAGGTATGATTGTTCCAGGGAAAAGATACAACATGTTCGATAGCATGGGCTTTAAAAAAGGTGGCCGTGTTGGATGTGGTGCAGCTAAAAAAGGTTTTGGTAAAGCAATGAAAAAAGGGAAAAAATAATGCCAGGAATGATGAAAAGACCAATGTTTAAAAACGGTAAAAAAGTTTTAAAACCAGTTAAACCATCTCAAAAAGGTTTAAAGAAGTTACCCAAAAAAGTTAGAAACAAAATGGGTTACATGAAGGATGGTGGGAGAGCTAAATAATGGCTAAGCTTTGTGCAAAAGGTAAAGCAGCGGCGAAGCGTAAATTTAAAGTTTACCCTTCTGCATATGCAAACATGTACGGCTCTGCTGTATGTTCTGGTAAAATAAAACCAGGTGGAAAGAAAAAGAAAAAATCCAAGAGAAAATAATGGCTGAAGGTGGTCTAAGAAAATGGGTCAAAGAGAAATGGGTGGACATTGGAGCACCGAAGAAGAACGGAAAATATCAACCTTGCGGGAGAAGCAAAGGCTCAAAGAGAAAATATCCAAAATGCGTCCCACTTGCAAAAGCCACACGGATGACAAAAGGGCAAAAGGCATCTGCTGTCAGACGAAAGAGAGCTGCAGGTAATCCTGGAGGAAAGCCAACCAACGTTGCAACATTTGCAAAGAGAAAACGAATGGCGTTCGGAGGTAGAGTATAATGGCTGAAAGAAAAGAAAACCCTATTTCAAGAAATAAAAAGAACTACAGATCTACAAAGTCTGGAGCAGGCATGACTAAAGCAGGTGTCGCTGCCTATAGAAGAGCAAATCCTGGAAGTAAACTAAAAACAGCCGTGACTGGAAAAGTGAAGCCAGGATCAAAAGCTGCTAATCGTAGAAAATCATACTGCGCTAGATCACTAGGACAATTAAAAAGGTCATCAGCAAAAACTCGTAACGATCCTAATTCACGAATAAGACAAGCACGGAGAAGGTGGAAATGTTAAATGAGAAGAGCAATACTAGACGCACTAAGAGCTAGATACGAAGCTGAGATTGCAGAGGCAGACGCAACTGCAAATATATATTTAGATAATTCAGTAGGTATCGGAGAGCACCCACAACACATAGAAGAAGTTAATAAACAAATTGAAAAGATAGCTGCGGCAAAAGAAAAGCTAGATGTATTAGATGAGTTTGAACCAGAAAGAGGAGAAACACTATAATGGATTTTGTAGAAAAAATAAGAAGAGTAATTAAAATGAGGCACGATGATGTCGTAGTTGCAATGACTAACGGTAATGTTGACAGTATGGAAAAATACCAGTATATGTTAGGACAAATACGAACTTATCAGTATTTATTACAGGAAATATCCACCCTGCTAAAAACAAAGGAGCAAAATGACGAACAAGGAACAATTATCAGCATCAAACCAAAAGATAGTTCTACCAAATAAAGAACTAGTTGGTGTTGAAAAAAAAGAAAAAAAACAAATAGACGAATCATCAAAATTACCTAAACCTACGGGTTGGAGAATTTTAGTTTTACCTTTTAAACAAAAAGATAAAACTAAAGGTGGTTTAATATTAGCGGATGAAACAGTAGAACGATCACAAGTAGCATCAACTTGTGGTTTAGTTTTAGACATGGGCCCACACTGCTATGACAAAGAAAGATACCCAGAAGGACCATGGTGTAAAAAAGGTGATTGGATTATTTTTGCAAGATATGCCGGATCACGAATTAAAATAGATGGGGGTGAAATAAGACTTCTAAATGATGATGAAGTTTTAGCAACCGTGGAAAACCCTGAAGATATATTCCACGAATTTTAACAATCATAGGAGATACTATGCAAGAAGAAGAAAAGAAAACAGTTGATATTGATACTTCCGGTCCCGAAGTAGATATTCAATTGCCAGAAGAAAAAACAGAAGAGGTTGCAGAACAACCAACAGAGGACAAAACATATGAAAACGAACGTGAGACAAAACTTGAAGACGGTGGTAGCGCCGGTGACTCATCTGAGAAACCTGTGGAGCAATCTGATATTCAAGAAGGTGATAAACAAGAAGACAACAGTAAGCAAATTGAAGAGTATTCTGAAGGCGTTAAAAAGCGAATAGCTAAATTAACGAAAAGAATGCGTGAAGCGGAAAGACAAAAAGAAGAAGCTTTACGTTTTGCTGACAGTGTTAAAAAGGAAAGAGACCAATTTAAAACTACAGCAGATTCTTTAGATAAAAATTATGTTGCAGAAATGGAAGGTAGAATTACTTCTTCTATTGCAGCGGCTCAAGAAAAATTAAGAGCGGCTAGACAAGCAGAAGATCCAAAAGCTGAAACAGAAGCTTTGGCCGCTATTTCTCAACTTGGTTATGAACAAGGTAAATTAGCTGAACTTAAAACCCAGCATCAGATGCAGGAAACAGCAGCTAAAGAAACACCTGTTCAACAACCATTATATCAACAACCGCGACAACAGGCTCAAACTCCACCTGATCCAAGGGCAGAGGACTGGGCTAGTAATAATGAGTGGTTTGGTAAGGATAGTGCAATGACGTATACAGCGTTTGATTTACACAGAAAACTTACCGAAGAAGAAGGAATTGATCCTAGGTCAGAAGAATATTATGAGGAAATCGACAAAAGAATTAGGTTGGAATTTCCACATAAATTTGATAAACCTATGAACAAATCGGTTAGTAAACCTACACAAACCGTTGCCTCTGCAACGCGTAGTACAAAGACTAGTCGTAAATCAGTGAGACTCACATCATCTCAAGTAGCAATTGCTAAAAAATTAGGTGTGCCACTAGAAGAATATGCGAAACAACTTATGAACACGAAGGAGGTATAGGCATATGGAAAAGAAACAACCAACTCGTGCGAGCCAAACAAATAAAAGTGATTCAACAAAAGTTGAGACACAAGCAAAAACGGTAGCTCCAAAAGAGAGACCAAAAGTTTGGACTCCACCATCGTACTTAGATACGCCCAACGCGCCAAATGGATATAGACACAGATGGGTCAGGGTAGAAATCCAAGGATTCACTGATACAAAAAACATACAAGGACGCTTAAGATCCGGGTATGAGTTAGTAAGATCAGATGAATATCCAGAAGAAGACTTTCCAACTATCGCAGATGGCAAATACGCAGGGGTTATCGGGCACGGAGGCCTTGTGCTGACAAGGGTACCAGAGGAGATCGCGCAGCAAAGAACTGAATACTATGCTAAACAAGCACAGGATCAGCAGGCTGCAATAGACGCCGATCTTGCGAAGGAACAGCATAAGAGTATGCCTATCAATGTTGATAGAGATACTCGTGTAACCTTCGGTGGTTCAAAGAAAAGTTAATTTTTTAACAATTCCGAAACCAGCGAATTAACCGTACTGGAGGCCCGAAAGGGCAGGTACATTTAAGGAGAAACGTATGGCTAACGCGTCAACAACTGGGTTCGGTTTTAGACCCATTAAAAAAGTTGGTCAGTCTGACAATGTCGGTGCTCTTACAGAGTACAGCGTTGCAGCTTCTTCTGCTTTAATTTCGCACGCAGCAATGGTGCAATTAACTGCAGATGGAGTTGTTCTCGCTTCAGGTAACACAGATGCAAACAATCTGGGTTCACTGAACGGCGTTTTCTACACTGACGCTACAACTAGTAAACCAACGTTCAGCAACTATTCACCAGCAAGTAATACTGCTACTGATATTGTTGCTTTCGTAAATGACGACCCAAGACAGGTTTATGAAATCATGTCTGCGGACACTGCATTCAACCAAAATGAAGTTGGTGGATGTGCTGACCAAGTCGTAAGTGCTGGAAGTTCACCACTGTTTATTTCGAAATCAAAAATTTCGGCTACAACTGGTGCTTCTATCGCTCAACTTAAAATCCTAGGTGTTTCTAGAGATCCTGATCATTCAGATACTACTGCTGAGGGCTTTGCTCTTAGAATTATTATCAATGAGCACATTCTTGGAAACAACGTGGCGGGTATATAAGGAGTAATTAAATTATGGCTATATCACGTAATCAACTAGTTAAAGAACTAGAGCCAGGTTTGAATGCCTTATTCGGCCTGGAGTATAAACAGTATGAACAAGAACATGCTGAAATATACACAACTGAGTCATCTGACAGAGCTTTTGAAGAAGAAGTTATGTTATCAGGTTTCGCTCAAGCACAAGTTAAACCAGAAGGTTCTGGTGTAACTTACGACAGTGCTCAAGAAACTTTCACAGCTAGATACACTCACGAGACAATTGCTCTTGGGTTTGCTATCACTGAGGAAGCTATTGAGGACAATTTGTATGACAGACTTGCGTCTAGATATACAAAAGCTTTAGCAAGATCTATGGCTCAAACTAAACAAGTTAAAG